AATGACTGACTCAGGGAGTGTAAGCGACATGAACTCTCTTGTAAAGTCAATGAAGAAGAGTAACTACAAGGACAAGAGGGCCATGTCCGAATACATGAGGATGGCTGGAGAACAGAAGAAAGAGGTTGACCCAAACAAGGAAGATATTAGGGCTACTCAGGCTGTTAGGCGCGGGGTGCTTGTAAAGAAGCCTGAAAAAGGATCAACTACAAAGAACTGGGATTTTTCTTGTGAGTTTGACGGAGAGCCAGGCGACGAGGTTTGGTTTGACTCAACTTACACAAGGAACTTTATCACAGAAGGCGACGGAGGTTTTGAGAAAGACGGAAAAAGATACGTGCTTGTTCCTTCTGAATGCATTTATGCCGCCAAACGTAACGGCGAGATTAAGAGTATGAACGGATACATTATCGGAAAGGTTCTACCCAACGACAGAAAGGCGGGAAGCATTTTTCTACTAGACTCAGAAACAGAAAGGGTGCAGGTAGAGGTCCCGCCAGCAAAGATGCCAAAATATGTTGCCGATGACGTATGGACAAACACAGATGTAAAGAAAGGAGATGTGGTATGTATTAAGAAGCACTTCTCAGTGAAGTTGGACTCAACAATGGCCGAGTCAAGCGACTACATTCGATTTCAGCCAAGGGTCATATTAGCAATCGAAGAATGATAAAATTAGACTTTAGTAAAATATCCTACAACATTGAAGGCATCCCGGATGACGAGTCGGTCGTATACCGCTTCTCGGACCTGGCCAGTCAAGCCCATATTCTCGACAGGTCTGACGACCTTCCTGAAGGGGTTAGCGCCGACAAGGTTGTTCGATATCTCATATATATGTTCGCTCCAGGTACACCTGTAAAAGATGCGTATCCGGACATCAACCAGCGCAAGCGATATACTTTGAACAAACTGAATATTATGGTTGATGACACGGATTCGGAGGACGGGTACGCTCAGCTCTGCATGATGAATGTGGACTGGGCGGTGGAGCGGTACATCACGTTCACGCGCCTGCAATGCTCGGAAGACTATTCGATTATGAGTACGGCGGACATCCGAATCGCGGCTTTGCAGAGAGCTTTGTTGACACAACCTGTCGACAGATCTAATGACGACAAGAACTTCCAGGCAGGTCTTGAGAGTTGGCGTCAAACCCTTGTAGACGCTCGCACACGGATAATGAACGACGAAGTGAGCATTACGTTACAGAAGGCGATTACGTTCTCAGTGCGTGCGGAGAACTTAGGTATACAACCCGAACACTACGCAAGAGTTTGGCGTGAAAAGAAAGAGATATTCCCGGATATTATACCATAAAGTATTATACCATGAAGTACGAATACGATGAGGAAGATAAGTTTGTTTCGTTCCACGAGGACGATGACGAGTTGGATACAATCCGAATCCCACTACCGCGCCTTGAGGAGTGGTACTCCCATCACCTAAAGCGCGAGGTCACAAGAGAGGAAGCGTTCACATACGTTGACGGTTACGGCTTAGACCCAAGGGAACAAAAGTTTCCTTATCAGGAGGTTCCCGAGAAGATAAAGATTATCTACGAGGTTGTGTTCAATAAGAAACACGCAACCAACAAGTCCAAGTACAAGGAGGTTGGTGACGTAAGGCTTGAGGACATCTATGAAGAGGTTGAGTCAAACCAGAAGTACTACGCCATGGAGATTGAATGGATCAAGCTCCAAATCAAGCGCAGATACGTCGGGTACTGGTGTTTCATTAAAGGGAAACCTACCTACATCAACGGAGCAAATTACTTCTTCTTAAACTTCTGGACAGTAAAGAACTTTGGAAAGAACAACAACAGGCCAGACTACAGAGACTACCAAAGGAAGATGTTCCACCTGTTCATGTACGCCTACTCTACAGAAGACGCGTTTTACAAGCACAAGGTAATATATCGGGAAGAGGGAACGGTAAAAACAAAGTACTCAAACCAAGACGTCAAGAACGTGGTTGACGAAATGAACGAGATGGGTGTGGAGTATTTTATGGAACCGAACGTCAACATAACGGTAAAGAAGGGGAAGCGGACGGTGCATGGGATTAACTTCGTTTCCGGGCGCCGTATAGCCAAAACAGCTATTGCTTGTTGCTTCTGTACGTGGGGAACACTCAACATGCCCGACCAAACCTTCATCATCCAGGCGATGAACGAGGACCAGGCGGTCAACAAGATATTCATCAAGCAAATTCAAACACCTGTAAGCAAGCTCCCTTTCTTCTTCCGGCCCTATTACAGGGGACGGATAGAGGCAAAGGAGGGTTTGCGTTTTCAATATGAAGGAGCAATCGCATCAGCAGCAAGGGCGGGAATCGTGCCAGAACAAATGGAGTGTTTCATCACGCCGCTCCCGTCGACGGAAAAAGCAGCGGATGGGGAAGCGGAAATCGCTTTTGTTTACCGTGACGAACCGGCGAAGAAAACGGACGCGAAGGCGGCTGACCAAAACATCCCGACGTGGTGGTACAACACGATGAAGCCGGCAATCGAGCGCGGGGAGAACATCCGAGGTTTTTGTATCATGCCGTCTACCGTGGGTGACATGGACACAGGGGGTGGAGCGCAGTTCTTTGACATTGCAAACGATTCACACTTCTCTGACCGAAACGAGAACGGAACAACTCCGTCAGGACTCATTAACTTCTTCTTGCCCGGTTATTATGCGGTTGAGGGGTATATTGACGAGTATGGTGCAAGTATTATCGACGACCCTAAGGAACCTGTAATGTCCAACGAGGGTAAGTGGATAACCAAGGGAGCCAAGTCGTATCTGTTAAACCAGGCAGACTACTTCGAGCGTAAGCGCGAGTGGCAGAAGCTGATTAAGTTACAGCAGAACTTCCCAATGAGTTGGAAGCAGGCGTTCGCAGTAATTCCAAAGGACATGGGCATGCCTATTGAGAAGATGCGTGACCGTATATCCGAACTCAAGTTTTCTCGCACCCCTATCACAACAAAGATTAACTTCAAGTGGATGGGGGATAAGTTTGGTGGAGATGTTTATGTGGAGAACGATCCTAAAGGAAGTTGGACCATGAGTTACCTTCCTCCAAACGAGATGCGTAACAGGAAGACAGTTGTTACAGCGGAAGAGGGTTATATTCCACCAAAGACAAGAGGGCCTATTTACGCTCCTGATCCGTCAGTAATGAATAAGTTCTTCCTTTGCTGTGACCCGGTAAAGTTCCACAAGCGAAACACTGTAGGTAAAAAGAAGTCAAACGCGGCTGCTGCTGTGTTCTACAAAAGGGATAGTCAGGTAGATCCCGATACTAAGCCTAGAAGCGAGTGGGTAAGTAACGACTGGGTTTTGATATACAATCGCCAAACAGAGGACAAGGCTGAGTACCACGAGGAGTGGTTGAAGGCTGCTGTATTCCTTGGGGCATACGTCTACCCAGAGTGGCCCGACGGAGAAGCCCTTGTTGAATACTTTAGGGACAATGGGTTTGATGGATATCTACTGAAGGATCTTGGCTCGGACGGAAAGCAGGACTCAAGACCAGGCGTTTGGGCGGGAGAGGCCGAAAAGAACGAAATGGCTGGAGACATCATGACCTTCTTTAACAACAACGTCAAGTACGTCAAGATGTGGGAGATAGTCGAGGAGTGGAGTCAGATGAGAGGTATTGACGACTTAACAAACCATGACTTGTGTGCCGCTACAGGGTGGTGCATGAGGGCTATAAAGAGCCGGATGCCAGACCTTTACAAAGAAGTTTACCAACCGATAGAGGTGCAAGGAGGGTTCTCAATTTTTGAAATAGATTGATTGTTTTCAAGCATTTATGAGAAATTTTTATACATTTGTAGTTGTTTTATTAAATTTGTAAGATATGATACTGCCTCAAATGGCTGGAAACTATTTGTTTCCAAGCGATAACGTGCCAGAGATAGAAAAGCTGAAGCCCGAGTTTGGCTTACGATGCGGAAGGGCGTTGTATTCTCGTTTCTGTACAGGAGGTACATATTTTGCTTACACGCAACTTCCAGAGATGCAGGAGACCCGAAACTATGGATCGGGAATCCAATCGGCGGAAAAATACAAGAACTGGTTTACAAACGGATCTCCTGTTGGAACCAAGACAAGATCAAACAACCAATCAGAGCAGTCAACCAAGGGGATGAGTACTGCACAGAGAAAGGCCATGGCTAACATCAGCTATGACATTTTCTCTCCAATGAAAAAATTAAGCAATGTTCTTTTATCGGTTCTTTCTGATAACGATTATAAACTTGACTGTGTTTCTCTTGATAAAAACATCATCAATAAGAAGAAGCGCGAGAAGAATGATATTTACGCTAAGGCGAATTTTACGAATCCCTTAATGCGTGAGCTTGGGCTTCCTGAGTTCAAGTTGCCATTTGTGCCAAAGGACGAGGTTATGCTTGATATGGCGGATCGTCTTGGTTTCTTTAAGACTAAGTACGAGGTTGCTTTGGAGAAGCTTGCTGAGTCAGGTTTCCGTTCATCTAATTGGAGTTCAATGCGTAACGAGATAAATCGTGACGCTATCGACTACCACTTCCGTTCGGCTAAGATTTACAACGACCCAATCACAGGACAGGTAAAGGTTAAGTATATTGACCCTGCTCGTCTTATCATGCTTTGGAACGAGGACAATGAGAACGAGCCTGTTGCTATTGGTCACATCGAGATTGAGACTATTCAGTCTATATTCCCTAAGCTTGTAGAGGCCGGGTTTGACGAGAAACAGATTCAGTCTATGGCCAAGTCTTACGTTCCTTATCAAACAAATGCGTC